TGAACAAGCCGGTCACGACGACCATCATGTTCGCGATCGCGCTTTTGCACATGTACGACCACCTCTTCCTCGTGAAGCGTGGTAATGAACGTTTGTTCCTTTTGCCTGGTGAAAAGAAGGAGGAGGGGTATTGCGCGATGTGTCAAAAGTAAATGTTGGTACATATTAAGTACCATGCGTGTCAAAATTATTCCTAGCCCGGATCGAAAGAAGAAGTTCCGGGTTATTTTACCCGGTAACAGGACTGTTGACTTTGGTGCTCGTGGATATTCAGACTACACCAAACACAAGAATCCCTCACGCATGCGTTCATACGTTTTAAGACACGGTGGTCAAATCCCGAGACGTATCATAGCTGAACGCGATCCTAAAAAAATTCATAAGTACATGCTTTCCATAGATACCAGTGATAAAGAACAATGGCGACTCGGAGGTGTCGCGACCGCGGGGTTTTGGTCGCGTTGGTACCTGTGGAGCCAACCAACGTTTCCGGAAGTTCATGCGTTTATGGCAAAGCGGTTCGGTATTAGAATTATTTCTTAATATATCATAACAATGATTCTCATTATTCTTATCATATGCGCTGTGATCGGTGTCGGTGTATTTTTATATCTCAGGCGAAAAAAGTCGGCGGCTGCTGCATCCGTGGCGGCTCCGAAGAAGAATCCTGAAATTGAAATGTTGCGTCAACAAATCAGTGACATGAAGGAAAATGATCAGAGTACGCTCGAAGCGATGCGTGCTCTTCGTGAAAGTATCGAAAAATCTAAACCGAAACCGAAAGCTGAACCGGTACCCGTAAAGAAAGAAGCTACCTACGCGGACATCGATACCACGAAAGGTCACCCGCGAGGGTATGGATCGAATCACGTCCCATATGGTGGTACGTGGCACACCGTCGCACCCGGAAAGGCGCAAACACCCGAAGCGTGTTGGGAACACGCAAAACGAAATAAACTATCGAATTGGGGCTGGCGTTCGGGTGATAAGTCGTGTTGGTCGTACATGGACTCGTACCTGTGGTCGGGTGGTGGTGGTGTGAGCCCCCATAATCACATCGGTGGGTGCACGGAACCGGGTGTGAAGCTCGAGGATGGATGTCTCGATCTTAACAACGGCGACGTCGTCGTTGGACACAAGGGTGGTCTCGCGGGTGGTTATAACAATTTCGCGGGACAGGAAAAAATGACTTTTAAGAAGTGTCGCTATCTCGCGGCAAAGAAAGGTATTCGCGTGTTTGGATACCGAACCAATAGACATCCGGATAATAACTGGACGAACACGTGTTTCGCGCCGAATAACCCCGATAATCTGGGTGGATTCATCGGTTCCGCCACTGATCACGCACACATGATGGCGTGTACTAATAAAGATAAGAAAATGCGCGACGATTGTCGTTAATTATTTGCGAGACCTCGTCGCTTGAGATTTGCTTTAAGGTTTGCCATGAGCGCGGCGCGAGCGTTCTTCGGGGCCTTTGGTGGCGACGGAGCTTTCAGGGCTTTCGGGACCGGTGGGGCCTTCGGGACCGGTGAGACCTTTGGGGCCCTTGGGGCCTTCGGTTGCGTTTCGGCTAAGACTGTTCGACACACGCGGATGAATTTCTTTGCGTGTTTTGCCTGATTGTTGAGAGTCAGTGAATTCATGAGTTTCATCTTGAGTTCTTTATTCGTGAGTTTCACACGCTTACCATTCACGACTTTCGTGACGCGAATACCCATTTGCTTGGCCTTTTCTTTGAGGTCCATTTAATATATACGAGGAAAATATACACCAGCTCTCGTGGCGGCGTCGTCGATTTCATCGACCATTTCCCACGCCCATCGACACTCTTGCTCCGTTCCATGCTCGCATAGCGCGTGTGCGATATCCAACGCCTCGACAAGTATCATTTTTAAACGCATTTGTCGAGGTGTTATTTGTTTTTGTTCCCTGAAATACGGTGCGACGTAGACTTGTTCGAGTGCCGTCCGTGTAATTTCGAGTCGTATCTCTTCACTCTTCGACGCCGCGACGATCGAGTATCGGCGTCGTCTAGGTTCGAGAGGTGGTGGTGACCAATATCCAAATCGTTTCAGCGTCCGGACCATTTGAGCCTTTCTAAAAGTCTTCTAAATAAATATGGCGTTAATTCACTTAGGGATCCGTAAGGCACGTACACATAGTCTGGAAAGTCGTTATCCATACCAAGCAATTGTGCGATCGCATACCGATCGTGTGGTACGGAACGCACGGTTTGAATGTCCTGTGTGTTGTGTGTCGCTGCGAGCGTGTACACGTTTGGACCCGCGTTGAGTGTCATTTCGAGACCGCGTCGAAAGGAAGCATCGACGGCGTCTTTGTTTGGAAGTAACCCGCGTTGTTTCCCGAGGTACGCGCCACGCACGAGTTTCGCACCGAGCGCGATTCCATGATTTTGTGATGCGCATATGTCTGCGTCGAGTTCTTTGAGCGCGTCTCGGCGATACATCTGATACGTTTTATAGACGTGGGGTTCATCGTGATTAAATTCACGCATATAGTCATAACACAGTTTAGGGTACACAATGTCTTCGGCGTCTATGCATACACGTCGCGTGCGCTGAATGATGTCACGGACGTAGACGTCTGCGTCGCGCACCGATTCTCTCGATCCAAACGAGGTTAATTTCAAGGCAAACATGGCGCTCGGAACGCTAGACGCGATTTTCGTCGTGACGGCCGAGACGTGGTCGGCGTCTGATAACGGACAATTCTCGCGGGCGTAATCCAAAATAACATTGGATCCGCGCGCACAGACGCGTTGTACGACGTTCGGTAATTCGTGATTCAGGGCGGCATATCGGAGCATATCTTGAGAGTGTGAGAGATTTAAAAAAAGTCATTTGTGCGATAGAGTTTCGTGGTGTATGCGCCACTTTTTCCAAGCACGCCCACACTTTCGTTTCCATAGAATTCGGGACACCCAATGTCTTCCGTACACTCACGACCATTGTGAGACACGGTCAATGGGTACAAGTTTTCACCAGACGTCGTCGTGTAATAATGGTATCGGTCACGGTGTCCACGCACTTCACGACCGTACAAGGGAAGCGTTTCGTTATTGCTTCCAACTAAGAGTCCCATCTGTTGCGTGTATCCGGGTTTGTATTTTTTGATTGGTGCTTCCCTGAATTCGGGTGCGCGCGTAGACACGGGTCTACGCTGAACGACGACGGGTGGGGATGGGGGTGGTCGTCGCACGATGACCACGGGTCTTTGCTTGAAGTAGACAAGCACCGCAAGAGCAACTACGGCCACGAGTAGAAGACGCGTCAAAGTCTTTTGTTTCATTTCTATCTACGGAGAAGTTTTAATGACGCGAGTGCGTCGTCGAACCGACCGAGTCTAAATTGTACGACGAGCCATAAAAAGAACAAAACAACTTTGATGAGATAACTCGCCTCGTGGTCATCGACATTATAAATAGGACTCATCACACGTCCCATGAACGTGTCGTATTTGTCCTTACCAGTGAACCACACTTCGAGTTGCGTCAAGGCACACGTATCGTCATTCGTCGTCCAGTGAAAGAAAAGGAATGGAACAAGAATTGCGTAAAATTCGAGCTGTTCTTTCGTCCCAGCAAATGGAACGACCAACATCGAGATCAAAAATAAGAGATGAATGGCGAATATAATGTTCATCTACTATAAGATGAGCGAAGAAATTATTGGCGACGAAGCACTGCGTAGACGCGAGATGCAGCTCAGGGGTGAGAGCTGGAATGATCAACACGAAACCATTTTGAGACAATGGGGTGAAGCTTCTGGAAGTTACAGATATATGCATCACAGAGCATTTCTCATGTATAAAAAATTGAGTATGCGATTTACTCTACCTGTCATTGTACTATCGACTCTTACTGGTACGGCAAACTTTGCACAAGAGCAATTTCCGGAATCGGTGAGAAGTATGGTCCCATCCGTAATTGGTGGCTTGAATCTTATCGCGGGTCTTGTCGCGACGATCATGCAATTTCTTAAGATTAACGAACTGATGGAGAATCACAAGGCGGCGGCGTTATCGTATGGCTTGTTATCACGAAACGTGCGCTTGACGTTGGCACTCGCGCGCGAAGAACGAAGTTCAGATGGTCTAGATTTCGTGAACAATACAAAGACTGAATATGATCGCGTGTTTGAGGTGGCTCCGTGGACTCGTAGCATGATTCACTTACACTCTGAAAAGGAATACCCACTCGATAATGTATTCACGAAACCAGAGATTT